TGTCCTGCGGGTACGTGACATTAAAAAGATTGTCCTGCGGGTACGTGACATTAAAAAGATTGACCCAATGTTCAACTTTAGTTTTGTTGGGGGACGTCGTCCTGTCCAACATTGTTTGTTTGTTTGTTGGTGCGGCTTGTGGTGTGCCGCAGGTGAGGCAGACACCCGACGACCAGTGGTGCGGCCGTCCTGTCTGCGGGCAGATGAACTGCGGTTCGTCATCCACTCTCGGACTCTCCGGGTACGACGAGTAGCCAGCCAGTCGGACTGCTCGCGGACGGGACGAGCACGGGGCGCGAGATGATCAACCGCGGGGAGTGTTCGGCCAGAGCGGCGGCGAGGTCGGGCGGAAGGTGATCATCCATCGGGCTATTGAACTGCGGTTCATCAGCCATCCTCCAGCTCCAGTGCGAGCTGGTGCCAGGTGGCGCCGGCGGTGTGGATCCGTCGGGCGTGCGGGTCTCGTGGGTACTCCTGTGGGGTCCAGCAGGTTTCGCCGGGTGGCGCGTCGCAGACGGGGCACTCGACGGCGAGGGGGTCGGACGGTTCGTCAGCCATCGTCTTGGCTCCTCATCCGTTCCAGTGTGGCGATGACGGCGACCGCCGGCGCGGCGAGTACGCCGAGGGTGAGCCACTGGGTGAGCGTGCTCATCGGGTCTGGCCCTCCTGCAGATCAGGGTCGGTGGACGGGTCGAACAGGCCCTTCGGTGGGTCAGGAACCCCAGCACCCCCCGGTGGTCCTACTTCATAAGGACCCACACCGGGGGGGTTGTGCTCCGTGGGTGGTACTGGGTGGTCCTCGGGTGTAACCACCTGCGGTTCCGTGTCGTGGGTGGGGGGTGGGACCGGCCCCGTTCCAGCCTTCTCGCCCGAGGTGGTACCAGTACCACTCGGCCGCACCTGGTCCCGGCGGTAACGCAGGGCGTCTCCGACCAGGTTGTTGCCCTTGCCGTGCCCGCTCGAGCGCAGCAGCGTCATCGCCTGACGCCGTGAGATGTCGAGTGGGGCGCCGAGCTCGTCGAGCAGCTCGGCCACCTCCTTGGTGCCGGCGAGGAACGTGACGGCCTGGTCGGTCCAGCGGTAGGCGAGCACGCCATGGTCGCTGGTGCGGGTCAGCACCACGCGCTCGTCGACCCACGACACCCGCCGCTTCGTGGCCCGCAGCACGTACTCACCGGCACCCCGCTCGGCCATCTCCCACACCACGTCGACGTCGTCGTTCTTGGCCGACGTGCCGCGCTGTCCCTTCTTGACGTCCTTGCCGGCATGGTCGATCCGCAGGAACCCGACGCCGGCCGCCTTGAGCAACTGCCCGGTCCAGCGGTACCACGCCTGCACCGTGTCGGCGCGGTCCTCCTCGCCGTGCACGGCGCGCCCGAACGTGTCGATGACGACGAGGGCGACGCCGAGGTGCACGGCCATGTCGACGACGGCGCGGCCTCCGTCCTTGCTGTCGAGCGGGGCGAGCGACGGCAGCGACGCGTAGTGCAGCCGCTTCAGCACCCCGGGGTTGTCGTAGCCCATGTCCTCGAGCCGCTCGACGACGGTGTTGAGCGTCATCTCGTAGTCCAGGTACAGCACCTCGACGGCGTCGACGGGCCCGGTGATGCCGTGGCCGGTGGCGAGCCCGGCGGCCAGCCACAGGGCGAGCAGCGACTTGCCGGTGCCGCCCTTGGCGAAGATGGCGACAGCGCCCTGGTCGGGTAGCAGCGGCTCGGCGAGCCAGCGCACCGGGTCGTCACCCGAGCCGTAGGCGGCGACCCAGTCGACGAGCGGGGTGGGCGGTTCCCACGGCCCGTTCGGGTCATGGGAACCGTTGGCGCTGGCGCCCACCTTCTCGGCGATCGCCAACAGCTGCTCGTAGGTGTACTCCATCGTCACCCCGTCACCTTCCTGATCGCCGTCGTCATCTCGTCGCGGGTGATGAGCCCGTCAGCGCAGGCCCGCCCGAGTCGCGCCACCCACCAGATCACCGTGTCGGTGCCGCGCACCTGGCCCCGCGTTCGGTCCCACACCGCCTTCTGCACATCCGTCAGCGCGTCGTAGCGCTCGGCGCCGTGGTCGCTGTGCGACCACGGCGGCTCGAGCAGCTCGCGGCGTTCCATCTCCCGGGCCAGCTCGGCGCGTCGGTCGCACCACGGGCACCATCCGTCGCCGTCGGTGACGTGACCCACCCACGACGCCTTGCAGCGCGGGCAGACCATCTCCACCCAGCCTTCGCCGTGGTCGGGACGCGGGACGCCGTGCAACATCTACGACGTCGCCTCGCGCCAGTACGTCGCCCACTGCTCCGGGGTGAGCACGACCCGCCAGATCCCGCCACGCACCCGCAGGAACGTGGCGGCGAACGTGGTCCCGGCGAGGGCGGCCTGGACGTTCACCTCGAGTGGCTTGCGGACCACGCCGACCGCGACGACATCGGTGCCCCGCGACACCACCTGCACGGTGGTGTCGGGGACACCGTCGAGATCACCCTGGTCGTCGAAGCGTCCGGCACCCAGCTTGCGGCGCGCCGGGACGCCGAGCATGTCCGCGATCATCTGCGCGGCTTCCCGCTCGGCGCTGTCGCCCTTGCGCTTCGACGAGCCGGTCACAGCGCGGCCGTGTCCTTGACGCGTCGGTAGACGGTCGTGCCCCACTGGTTCTCGGCGCCGACGAGCCCAACCAGTTCGGGCGCTTCGCATCGCAGCGGGCGCTCGTGGAGGTCGCACGCTGCGGGCGATCCGAACGTGAGATGACATCGGACGCAGTGCATCGCGTTCGAGGTCCGCCGCCAGTCGGCGTGGCACTTGTTGCAGTGCGACCGGCCGGGCCCGTTCCAGCGGTAGAGCTTGTCGACCGGATCGGCCTTGCGCTCACACAGCTCGCAGGTCACGGCGCTTCGCCTTCGGGTACTGCTGCTCCAGCGTGGCGATCGCCTGCTCCAGAACACCGATCGTCCACGTCGGATCGTTTTCGGCGAGGTTGGCGATCACACCGAGCGCCCGGTCGACCTTTTGCTTCCACGCATCCGGCTTCTCCGTCGACGCCGCTGACTTCGGACGGAGCTTGTCCGCCTCGGTCGCCGACAGCGGTTGGTTCGGGTGGGCTTTCGCCCACTCGACCAACTTCTCCGGGTTGCGACGGAGGATGTAGTGAGCCGTGAACGGAACTGTGGGGAATCGATTCCCCACAGGGAATGCGTCGGCGGTCTGTCGCATCCGGCCGATGTAGCTCGGTGAGTATTCCGTCGGGTGCTTGGTCGCGATGTAGCGGGCGATGCCCTCGTTCGTCACGTAGCCGGACTCGCCGCGGGGCGGGATGCGGGCGATGGCGTCGGCCACCGCCCACCCGTCATCGTCGGCGGCGCGGATGGCCTCGACGACATCGTCGAGCGCAGTCACACCGCCACCTTCTTCGCCTTCACGACCTCGGCGTACACGACGGTGACGTCGTTGCCGACGCTGCGGTACGGCATCGTGATCGAGCGCAGCTTGATGTTGAGGTGCGGGTACTCACGGGCCGCCCACGCCTTGCCCGCAGCCATCTGGCGGCGGTCGTGGGTCTGCCACTCCTGCGGGCTGACGTCGTGGCAATAGGCCATCGTCTGCACCTCCGGGTGGGCGACGAGGAACTGGATCGCCGTCTGCACTTCCTCGAGCGGGTCACCGCGGCGCCAAGCGTCGAGCGGCAGGCCGGCGCAGGAACCGTCGACCTGGCCCTTGGGCGGGGCAAGTGCCGCGGTGTCGAGGATCGTGGGATCGGTGGGTGTGGTCATGGTTGCCTCCTGTTGGTGGGCGGGTTGGAACGTCTTGCCGAGACGGCGCGGGATGCGCGTTGGTTTCATGCTTAGAACGGCTCCTCGACCGAGGCGGACTGCATCTGCACATGGGCGAGGTAGCGCTCGCCGATGGCCTTGTCGGCCTCGCTGGCGGCGTCGAGCTGCCACGGCGGGGACTGCCCGGCCTTGGCCGTGCCCTTGCCGAGGCGGCCGATGACCATCCCGCCGATGGAGCCCCGCAACTGCGACTGCAACTTGCGGGGGAAGATCAGCGTGTCGTCGTAGCGCTCGCCCTTGCGGGCGCCGTCGAGGACGTGGACATCGGCGCGGATGGCCGTCGCCGGCCCGAACGTCGTCTGGATCTCGCCGGTCTGCTCGCGCACCTCGACGAGCAGCAGTGCGCCGACGAGCTGGTCGAGCGGCAGCTTGTCGCCGCCTGCGGAAGGGTCGTTGAAAGGCATGTGCTTCTCCTTGGTTGGTTGCTTGATGGGAGATCAGGTGGGCACGAGGCGCAGGTGCGGCCCGGACACGTCGGCGGCCATGTGACCGCTGACGTAGAGGGCGCAGCACTCGGCGAACCGCTCGGCCTCGTCGGCGTCCATCGCCCCGACGGCGTGGCCGACGGTGACCGACGGGAACAGAGCGACGTCGCCGATGATGTAGGCGGCGATGCCGCGCACGACGTCGGTGAGGTCGTCGCAGACGTCGTCGAACTGCTGGGCGACGGCGATCAGCCCGCGGTAGAGGTGGTAGCGGCGGGCGGTGCGGTCGTAGTGGCCGTGGAACGGGACACCGGCGCGGTTGGCCTCGGTGACGGTGGCGGCGAACCAGGCCCGCACCGTGTCGGGCAGCAACAGGTACGTGCCCTCGATGTCATCCCAGCCGTCGGGGTGCGGGCCACCTTCGTCGTGCCCACGGCCGAGGGCTTCGTTAATCTCACCGGCAGTGGGGGCGGCGGCCGCGACGGGCGTAGCGACCGCCACCCCCGACTCGAGCTCGTCGAGAGCGACCTCGACGGCGTCGAGATCATCGGCGTCGACGGCACGGGCGCGGAACGCGGCCTGCGCCTCGGCGGTCAGTGTGCGGTAGCGAGCCCGCAGTTCCTCGCGCCGGTCGCGGGCGGCGGGGTGGCGCACGATCGCCTCGGCCACCGGCGCCGAGGTGGTGAGCGGTGAGATCCAACGCTTCGACTCGCGCCGCACGGAGCGGATCTCGTTGGCGAGCACGGCGGCGCGGTGCCCGGCCACCAAATCGATCTCGTACAGCCGGCAGAAGCCCTCACCGGCGGGGAGATGGCAGATGTAGCCGACGGAGCGGTCCAGCGCCGGGGTGTCGAGGCGCTCGCCGGTGGCCGGGTCGTACAGCGAGCCGTGGGCGTAGGCGGCGAGCTGCGCCGCCCAGCCCAGCGCGCCGTACTCGACGGACTCGCCGGTCTTCAGGTCGAGGATGCGGTGGCGGCCGTCGCGGTCGCGCACGATGCGATCGGCGGTGCCGGCCATCTGCAGGCTGTCGCACACCATCCGGCACTCGACATGGGTGATGGTGAGCCCGACGTCGATCAGCACGTTGACGTACGCCTCGAGGTCCGGCTCGTACGGGCCGGCGACGACATCCTCGCCCCGGTCGACGCGTTCGGTGAGGCGGTGCACGGCGGTGCCGATATCGGCGCGCTTGTGGGCCAGGGCGACGGCGGCCGCGTCCTCGTGGATGCGGTTGACCTGCTTGCGGGTGGCGAGGTCCCAGGTGGACGGGTCGCCGCCGAGGGCGAGGACCCGGGCGGCCAGGCTGGCGTCGCGGGCCATGCCGAACACGACGTTGCGCCGCGCCCACATCTCGAGGTTGTAGGTGTCCTCGACGGTCTTGGCCGCCGAGCTCGCCCGGATGTAGGGCACCGGGTTGGTGGCGCCGGGCGGGATGACGAGCGGGCGGCCCCAGTTGTCGCGGGGGAAGTCGCCGGTGTCGGTGCCGGGGTCGAGCAGCGTCATTGCCGACGGGACGGGTGGTTGAGCTCGGAGCGGATGCGGGCCCGCGATGCTTCGTCGCGGCGGCGGCGACGGTTGCGGTCGACCATGCCGGCGACCTGGATGGCGACGTCGATGATGAGGACGCCGGCCAGGAGGGCGATGACGAGCTCGAGCATCACGACGCCTCGAGGCCGAGATAGCGATCGATGTCGGCGGGGCGGATCTTGTAGCGGGTGCCGACCTTGTGGGCCTTGAGCTCACCCGAGTCGATCAGCCGGTAGATCGTCCAGCGACTGACGCCGAGGTACCGGGCGGCCGCCTCGACCGACAGCAGGGGTCGATCGTCGTTGCGATCGCGGGCAGACTGGGCGGCCCGACGTCGGGACTCCAGCTTGGAGACCCGTGCGGCGGTGCCCGTCTGGGGGCGGCGACGCGGGGCGGACGTGTCGTTTCGCATTGACCCGAACGTTACGCACAGCGGCGAGACGCGCACAAGGGTGCAGTGCGGATTGTTGCGCGGGGTATCACTTCGGGTTGAGTGCGCCGGGCGACTGGAGTACCGTCGCTCCCACTGCGCCCGCCCGGACCCTGCGGGCGCGAGAGTCTTGGGGCCGGGGGTGAGCGGGCAGCCACCTACTCAGGTGACGAATCGAAACGAACTAGAACCCAGTGGGGGGTGCCCGGTGAATCGGAGCGGTCGCAAGGGCCAAACGGTGCAGGTTGTTGCATCATGTAGCGTTAACGGTGTTACATGGGTGGAAGATGAGCACCAAGACCACAACGACACCAGCCACGAATGCCGCGTCGCTGATCGGGAACACGATCCGCGAAGCACGCGAGCGTCTCGGGCTGACGAAGACGGAAGCCGCCTTGTCAGCGCACATCTCGCGCAAGACGTGGCACGAGCTCGAAGCGGGGGTACGCGACGCGCCGCACCGCCCGACGCTCCAGCGCGTCGAGCAGGCGCTCGACATGGAGCCGGGCACGCTGTACGCGATGTCGGGCACGGCGGCGAACGCCGAGGTCGAGGCGCTGCGCCAGCGGGCCGTGCGGCTGGTGCGGATCATGTCGAGCGACGAGCTCGTCGAGGTGATCGACCGGTTCGGGCCGGATGCGACCGCACGCGAGATCGCCGAGCTCCGCGCCGAGGTTGCGCGGCTGCGGGCGGCTGCGGGTGACGGCCGATCGGCCCACGCTGGATGACGTCGAGGCGCTGCTGCGGTACGCCGAGCACCTCCAGCGCGCCCCGGTCGTCGCGGTCCAACGCGACCGCGAGGCCCGTGAGCGATGATCTGCACCCGCTTCGAGCGCGTCACCGAGCACGACACCGGCACCATGACGGCCTGGCGCCTGTACTGGCAGCCGGTCGACGGCGGTGAGCCGATCACCGTCCTCGCCCTGTTGTCGCGGGACCAGCTGCCCCGTGTCCGTCAGCTCGCCGGCGAGGCAGGGTGATGTCTTTTTAGACGACGGCCTCGATCGGCGTGAGGGCGAGCCACTGGTCGAGGTTGATGGTGTCGGTGTCCTCGGTGGCGTGGGTGTAGGTGGTGTTCCACATCGTCGCGTCGACGTGGCCCATCAGCGCGGCGCCGAGGGTGGCCGGGAAGCTGCGGGCGGCGAGGCGCGACGCGAACGTGTGGCGGTAGCCGTTGGGGCTGACGTGGCGCCCGTGGCCGACGGCAGCTGACACCGCCTTGGATGCGTAGAACAGGTCCTGGGGTTGCATCGGCTCGCCGTTCTTGGCGAACACGTAGCCGCTCGAGTCGCCCGTCGCCATCTGCTCGCGCTGGCGCTGGCGCAGGATCTTGGCCAGCTCGGCCGACATCGGGACGGTGCGGTGGGCGGCGCGGCGGTGGCGCTCACCGTGGTGGTCGGTCTTGAGCTTCGGGCTCGCCTTGCCGGTGGCGCGGTCCACGGTGAAGTCGACGGTGATCGTCATGCGGTCCCAGTCGACCTCGGACCACGCCAGCGCGCAGGCTTCGCCGGGGCGTAGGCCGGCGAGCATTGACACCGCTAGCGCGGCGTGCTCGCGGGTCGAGTTGGCGGCGAAGTAGGCGAGCGTCGTGACGGCCTCGAGCTCCGACAGCCACTCGGTCGGGTTGGCCAGCGCGTCGTCGCTCTTGATGCGCGCCGCGCCGGTCAGCGGGTTGGTCGGGCGGCGGCCGGTGTCGACGAGGAACTGGAGCGCCTGGTTGAACACGGACCGCAGCTTCGGCGTGCTCTTGTACGTCTTGGACAGCTCGATCAGGATCGAGCGGGCACCGACCGACGTCAGCGCGATGACGTCACGGTGACCGGCGGCGCGGGTGATGACACGGGCGGCCCAGCGGTTCGACTTGATCGTCGGATGGGCCTTGCCGTGGATCGTGGTCTCGTGGTCGACCCACTCGGCGAACATGGCCGCGATCGTCAACGTCGCGCCCTCCGGCACGACCGCGACCTCACCGCGCAGGCGGGCTCGGCGGGCGTCGCGCTTGGCTTCGCAGTCGGCGCGGTCGAAGCCGAGCTCGGTGTAGTCGTGACCCTCGACGGAGTGGTCGAGGCGCCAACGCTTGCGGTCGGCGACCCAGCGCAGCGTGCCCTCACCGCGGGCCAGCTTGATCTTCTCGTAGCCCTTGCGGGGCGCCTTCGGGGTCGTCATCGGGGTCGTCTCCTGTCCGGGTTTCTGTCCGGGTTTGTGTCGTGCAGCAATGCTACACAACGCTACAGGGCGCACCGATTCCCCCAGGTCACGGGCCGAACGTATCGTTTGACGTGGGGCTACAACGTCCATGAAGGGTAACGGAAATGGGAGGCATAAGCCCAGGTCACAGCGTTATCGGCGAAGGGGTGTCCCGGTTTCTGTCCGGGTTTGTGCACGAGGCGTGCACCAATGACCGACGACGAGGAGTTCCGCGACGCCCTCCTGACCATCCGGAGACTGCTGGACGAGCTCCAGACCATGAAGCCCGCCATCCACGCGCAGGTCATGCGCGAGATGGAGTCCGCCCTCGCCGACCTGCATGGTGAGCGGACGAAGGAGAGCTTCGAGCTGTACGTGGATCGACTGCACCGGATTCTCATCTGGGCCATGACGACGGTGAGCGCAGACCTCAACTAAGGACCGCCAGACGGGTTGTCGCGCCTACTCGGCCGGGGTATCACTCAGCCATGAGCAACGACCCGAACCAGCCCCTGCCCGACGACGAGCCGGTGGACCCGAACGAGACGCCGGACGAGCGTCAGCGCCGCGAGCGTGAGCGCCAGCAGCAGCGTCCGTCCTGAATCCCGACGACGTCCCGGCGGTCCTGTGCGCGGTGATCGCCGGGATGTTCGTGCTGTGGCTACTCGTGCGATAGCTCGAGCGCTCGCAACGCGGCGAGCGCGGTGGCGATCGGGTGGGCGTCGCCGGGGTCGGCGTGTTCCTCGAGCCAGCGCAGAGAAGTTCGGGAAAGCGTGTGATCTTGGCGCCACTCGTGACTGATCACTGGTGGAAGATCCACGGCGGCCCCTTCGGACGCTGTCAGTCTCGCCGGTCCGGGTCGTTGCGTCGGGGGATGCCGTGGCGTTCGGCGATGCCGAGCACAGCGCGCAGGACGCGCAGGAGGGCGATGGTCGCGAAGACGGTGCCGACGACGAAGGCGCCGGCGAGGGTGACGGCGTCCCAGTAGACGGTGCCGAGGGTTACAGCACCCACCAGGCGAGGGCGATGGCGGCGACGGCGAGGGACAGCAGCACGGGCGCCCATGGTGCGACGGCGACGGGGTGGCCGTGGTCGTCGGGGTGGGCGGGGCGGCGGTTGCCGAGGACGTAGACGACGGCGGCCAGTAGGCCGAGGACGAACGCGACGGCGAGGATCACCTCGGCGGTGTCGGCGTTGAGGTTGTCGATGGCGAAGATGGTCATGGGAGTGGTTCCTCTGTTCCGGTGAAGGTGTCTTCGGTGCGCCCCGACGTCAACCGTGCCTCGCGGTTCGCCTGGCGGGCGATCGTCTTACATTCCCGCGCCAGGTCCTTGATGATCGCCGCCGGGTTCGCGTTGATCTCCGCATTCGTCAGGTCGGTCAGCGCGTTGAGGTTCTCGACGACCAGTACGAGCTTGTCGACCGCTTCGTCGGACTCGGCGACGAGCTGGGTGGTGTTGAGAGCGGACGCGGTCGCGGCCTCGCGGGCGTCGAACGCTGCGATCTCCTCGGGTGTCATCGGGCGGGTGTCGCCGGGTGGTGTCGTGGTCACCGTCTGGGCGTCGGTGTCGTAGACGACCTGTTCGATGGCGTCGCCGTCGGCGGTCACGGTTTCGTCGGTGTAGATCATGGGTGCATCGTCACGATCACTGGGTTACCGGCCGCCCCGGCGTTGGCCGATGACGGAAACGACGCGGGAAGCGATGCCTGGCCGCCGGCAATCACCCACGTCGTTTCCATCCCGGATGCGTTCCCTGCCGTCACGTCGGCGGATCTCCAGCCGGGCTCGACGATGTTGCCGAAATACGTGGCGAGGGCCCCACTGTTCACCCACACCAGGAAGTAGCGACCCGCGGGCAATGTGACGGGCGCGCCGAGCGTGATGGTTTTCGCGCCACTGGTCGCGCAGTCGATGTTCGCGGCGTCGGTCCCTGACACCTTGGTGATCGTCGTCGCCGGGGCGAACGACGTGGCGGCGTACACGGCGGCGTGCAGCTTCGACGACGCGGCCGGCGTATCCACTTGGCATTTGAAGCGAGAGAACGTCATCGTCTCGCCCGGCTGCACCACGAACGGCAACACGTTCACGAATCCCAACGTTCCTGTGGTCGCCCCAGTCGCCCCCCAGTGCACGGCGCGGCCAGGGACACCGCCGGGCGACTCGGACCAGGGAGCGCGTACCCCGTCGCCGTAGAACGTCGCCGCGCCGCCGCCCGCCGCGGGTGCGGCCCATCCGGTGGCGTAGTCGGCGACGCCGGTCTTCGTGAGGACGTGCCCGACGGCGCCACCAGCGGCGACGCCCGGCCCGGTCGGTCCTTGCGCGCCGGCGGGCCCGGCGGGCCCGGCCGGGCCGGCGGGTCCGGGTTCGCCGCCGCCGCCGGGGGCGCCGACGAGCTGGTCGCCTTCGCGTTTCAGGTAGTCGCCGTCGGCGAGGATGACGGCCAGGTCGACGTCAGGCATCAGAAGTCCCCCGACCTCAGTCGGACCATCAGGTCGGAATCCTGTTCGTCGAGCGGCCACGGTCCGCCGTCGGGTCCGACGCTGTAGCCGCGCATGTCACGGCCTCGCGCCGCCTGGTCCTCGGTGATCTGCGTCGCATAGCTGGCGAAGTCGGTCACCCACGGCATCCCGTCGGTCGTCCGCACAAGGATCTTCTCGGCCATGTCGTCTCCTGTCGTAGGTGGGATCGGCCCGGGTGTCGCGCCGAGGCGGACGGTGACGTCACCGCGGAAGCTGTCCATGTTCCAGGACGCCGTCTCGGAGAGGCCGTGCGACCACCAGGACGGGCCGGCCGGGTCGATCTTGCGGTCGGGTGCCCACTCGTGGTGGGCGTGGACCCGGTCGACGCCGATGCCGTACGTTTCGCAGAGCCGGGCGACGAGCGTCGCGTAGCTGTCCTGTTGGGCGGTGGGCCACGGCTCGCCGACGCCGTCGTTCCCGGCCTCGATCGCGATGGAGCGACTGTTCATGCCGTCGTCGGGGACGATGCCGCACGGGTCGTGCCCGGAGCCGTTGGTGTTCGCCGCGCCCGCGGCCATGACGTAGATGTCGCCGCCGCGGGCGATGTACAGGTTCCCGCACGGGGCGTCCTGGTGGCCGAAGCACATGTAGTTCACGTCGGGCCAGCCGTCCGAGCTCGGCCCGCTCGCAGTGTGGTGGACGAGAACATGTCCGGGTTGGCCGGAGTCGTAGCCGCCGGAGCCTCGAGCGCGTGACTGCCAGCCGTCCACTTCCACGACGGGGTAGCCGGTCGAGCGGCAGACGTCGGCAAGGTCGACGAGGTAGCGGGCGCCCATGTCAGACGTCCTCGGCGATGTTCAAGAGCAGCCGGCGGACGTTGCGGCGGCGTCGCTCGGCGCGTTCGGGGTCGGGGTCGTCGGGGATGGCGGCGAGGATGCGGATGATGACGCCGAGGCGGACCGCGACGGGGTCGCCGGCGTCGTAGGCGTCTTCGGGTTCGAGGTCGCCGATCACGGCGTGGACGTGTCGGCCAGGTGGGCTTGGACGGCGGCGCGCAGTTCGTCGTCTGAGATCACCGACTGGTCGTTGCCGGGCCGGGGCACGCCGGCGGCGAGCGCGGATTCGTAGTCCTCGGCGAAACCGGGGGCGGCGGCGACGAACCAGACGTGGCGGACGGACCAGCCGATGGCGCCGAGCTCGACGTCGAGGTCGGGGACCTCGACGGCGGCCGACGCGGCGAGCCGGTTGATGAAGTCTTGGTCGGCCGAGAGGAGGGCCTGGGATTGGTAGCTCATGGTTGTCTCCTGTGGGTCACGGCAAGGGCACGTTGCCGAGATCGACAACGGTGATGAGTCGGTCATACGCCTCGGCCCAGCCGGCCGTGCAGGTGGCGTTGAGTTGCACGAAGTTCGGGGCGGTCGTCGCGGCTTGGAACAGGCCGATCGTGGTGACCGACAGGGCGCCGCCGGGGCCTTGGATGTACGAGCGGTTGTGGCCGATCGCGCCGCCGGTGCCGAGCGACACCTGCGTCTCGATGTAGGACGCGACGTCGGGCTTGGTGAAGTCGACGTGGGTCTGTACGAGGTAGTAGCGGCCGGCGCCCTGCATCCAGTCGACGCGCATGCCGGTGATCGCGATCCATGCGGTGGTGACACCGAGGAACGGCACGCTCGACGCGACGTGGCCCCGGTAGCCATGCGAGTACAGCTCGTGTTTGCCGAGGGTTTCCACGACGGCGTTGCCCCATGACGACTCGATGAGCTCGCCGGGTGCGACGTTGGCGGGGAACGCCAACGGTTCGACGGTCGGGGCGGCCGGTTGGGGCGCGTCGATCCCGGCTGCGGTGAGGGCGCGCCACACGGCGACGTCCATTCGGTACTCGAGGTCATCCGACATGGGTGAGTCCTTCCATCGATCTGACGGCGTCGGTCCAACGCGCTTGGCCCCAGTAGGCGTCGTCCCATCGTGCGCCTGCGACGGCGTACGGTCCGGCGAGGTCGAGGTTGACCAGTGTTTCCCAGCCGTGACGGTCGACGGTGTGGCGTACACCGGTGACGAAGTGTTGTTGGTCGAACACTTCGCCGCGGGGCAGCGACAGCCGGCAGCGGTACCGGGACGGCTTGAACGGGTCGACGGTTGCTTGGAGGTCGAGCGACGCGTCCGAGGTGGCCGCGTTCAGGGTGACGGAGCGGACCTTCGGGGCGGTCGAGTCGTCGCGGGTCGCGAGGACGCGTTCGGCGAGCAACTGGAGTCGGGTGTCGGACTGGGTGAGCAGGTTGGTGCGTTCGAACGGTTCGATGCCGTAGCGGGCTTGTCCGTCGATGTCGTCGAGCTGGACGGCGGTTTCCGGGTCGCGGCCGATGATGACCCGTGTCGAGATGGCGGCGCGTTCGAAGGGGCGTTCCCATTGCACCGGGCAGACGTCGCCGGGGTCGACGTTGCCGATCGTGGCGTCGGTCGGGTCGGTCGGGTCGAACGTCTGCCAGTCCCGGGGACGGAAGCAGATGAAGCCGTGCTGGTCGCCGAACACGGCGCCGCCGACCGAGTCGGCGGCCTGGCCGAGGAGGTCGGCGGTCTGGCCGCCCATGTCGGAGCCGATCAACGTGTCACCGGTCGGTGAGATGTCCCGCTTGTTCTGCCACCAGCCGGCGGCGTCGAGGAGTCGGTGGATGCGGACGTCGGCGGTGTCACCGGCGTAGGCGGGTGCGGGCAACGGTTTCGTCTTGGCCCGGTTCACTTCGCCGAGGACATCGATGCAACGCAGTTCGACGGTGTCGGTGTTCACCGGGTCATACACGGGGACGACGGAGTCGATGAACCCGCGCCACAACACCACGACCTCATCGGACTGGCCGCCGCCGAACGTGACGTCGGACGCGCCGAACACGACATCGGACGAGCCGAACACGACATCGGCGCCACCGCCACGGTGGACGACACCCATGCGGATCTGGCGGCCGGGACGCATCGACAACTCGCCCGGTGTGACGGCCGGGGACGGGTCGGCCCACCCGGTCGAGTTGTCGACCACGACGTTCGCGGTCCCGGCCAGGAACCGGGCGAGAGTGTCGGACCGCCCGTACCCGCAGGCGTAGTTGTAGACGTAGCAGGACACGTCGACCCATGTCGGTTCGGTGCCGGCCCACACGTCGCCGGGAGTGTCCCAGTGGGCGCCGTCCCACACGGCGACGCCGGCGGTGCGGGTGTCGCCGGTGCCGATCTCGACGAACGGGCGGGCCCGGCCGGTGAACCCGAACTCGGACAGCATCAGCCGGCCCCGTCGATGCGTGGCATGGTGCGGATGTACGCGTCGATCGGGACCCGGACGGTGCCGATCCGGGCGGCGATCTCACCGGCCGACGGATAGTCCCGCAGATAGGCGGTGACGGGAACCTGTGGATGTTGGCCGGCGACCATGCGGAGGGCGGCCAGGGCGTTGCTGGGGTCGCCCATGATGTGGACGACGGGCGCGAGGACGGCGGCGAGGATCTTGAGGCCGATCATCGTGTCGACCGCCCGCTTCACGTCGGAGCTGACCGGGACGACCGGGTTGGTGCCCTCCGCGGTCCGCTTGAACCCGGCGACCTCACCGGCGGCGTCCTTGTCGTCGGCGCCGAGCGGGATGACCGGCTTCGTGCCCTCGGTGTCGTCGACGAACCCGGCGACGGTGTCCTCGGCGGCCGAAGGCTCGGCGTCGACCGGCAACACGATCGGGTCGTAGCCGCGGTTGATCAACTGGTCGTTCAGGGTCGTCAGCGCGCCCTCGATGTCACCCTCGGCGATCATCGTGTTGATCGCCACCTGCACCGCCGTCGGCATCCCGGCGATGACCGACGAGAACGCCTCGAGCGCGTTGCGGGCCTCCTCCTCACGAGTGAGGCGGATCATCACCTCGACGTCTTCGGGCAGCAACCCGAGTTCGCCGACGAGGTCGTTCGTGAGACGGGTGGCGTCGGCGGCGCCGGCCCCGGCATCCCGGAACGATTGCGGGAACTGGTCGAGCACCTGGCCGCGGAAGAATTCGGCCTTCGCGGTGTACGCCTCGATGCCGCCCGTGTCGAACGCCGCCTGCAACTCGGTCTGGATGGTGCCGCGCATCTCCGACACCGACCCGGTGACCGCGGCCAACTCGTCGGAGATGCCCTTCAGTTCGTCGACCGAGTCCGGGGACAGGTCGACGTTCGACCAGTCGGTGCCGGCCTTCTGGGCGCCCTCCATCGCGGTCTTCATGGAGTCGAACGACTCGACGGTGTCGAGCGCCATCAGCGAGAAGTCCAGTTCGCTCCCCGCGTTGATCCGCTCCAACGCCGACGCGAACGCTTCGGAGTCGCGGGACGCGTCGAGCATCGCCAGACCGGCTTCGCCGACCGCGTCGGCGAGCTCGGCTTGCGCTTCGGCGGTTTCGCCGGCGGCGTCGGCCGCTTCCTCCTGCTTCTCGACGACGAGGCCGTAGACCTCTTCGGCGGTGGTCCCGTACTTCGACGTGAGCGTGGAGATCGCGGAGAGTTGGGCGGCGGTCGGTTCGAGGCCGGCCTGCATCCGTTCCACGGCGTCGGACACGAGCGCGAACGTCGCCGGCATGTCGGTCGGCGCGTTGTCGAGCTCGTTGTTGAACGCCTTCCACCCTTCGGCGGCCTGCATCGCGTCGACGGACTGGTAGCCGAGCGCGGACGCCAGGGCCTCGGCGGCGGCCTCGGCGTCGTTCTGCTGGTTGGTGAAGTCGCCGAGCGCGTCGTTGACCCGGTTGATCGACCGTCCGGTGCCGTCGAACTCGTTCTGGTGGCTGCCCATGTCGAGCCGCTGGCCCGACTCGGCGAGGCGGAGGAACTCCTCGTACGAGATGCCGAGCGCGTCGAGGTCCTTGACGATGTTGCGGGCCTCGGTGCCGAACTGGAGGAGGCCCTGTTTCGCGACGGAGAACTCCAGCTTCCCGGACTCGACCATCTGCTCGCGCAGCTGGGTGGCGGCGTCGGACCCGCGGCGGATCGCTTCGGCGAACTCGTCGACGACCTTGGCGTTGAACGCCTTGTCGGCCTTGATGTTCTCCATCGCCGACTGAAGGATCTGCATCCCGATCGTGACCGCGGCGAGCGGACCGGCCGTCGAGATGACCCCGGTCATCGCCGCTTTCAGGTTGCCGCTCGAGAACGCGGCGTCGGCGATGTACTCACCCATCTGCCCGAGCGCGACGCCGGCGGTGCCGCTCAGCCCGGCGATCGACCCCAGGTCTTGGGCCATGTTGCCGTACGCGTTCGCGGCGACGCTCTGACCCTTGCCGATCGCCTCGTTCAGTGCTTCGGTCTGGCCGCGGGCGGTGCCGAGCGACTGGCCGAGCTTCCCGCCGACGTCGGCGTCGGCGGCCTCTTTCAGCCTGGCGGCCATCTCGTCGGCGTTCGCCGTGACCTGCTCGACGGTCACACCCATCGATTTGAGGTCCCCGACGAGGCCGGTCAGGTTCGCCTTGCCGGCCAGTTCCGGGCCGAGCGCCCGGCCCAGTTCCTCCGCCGCGGCGGCGGTGGCGTGGGCCTCCATCGTGACGTCCTCGAGCTGGGTGAGGACGCTGCGGACGTCGGCGTCGACCTCGACCTTGACGGGCTTCTCGAGTTTCTCGCCGGCGTCGGCGATCTCCTCGAGCTGGTCGGCGGCCTTGTCGGCGCCCTCGACGACGACTTTGGCCTTGAGGTTGGCGTCACGGGCCACCGGTCACCCGCCGATCCGCGCCCACTGGGCTTCGGCGTCCCTGGCGGCGGCCTGTAGGCCCGTCTCGGCTGCTTCGGTGAACGTGCGGCGTGCCGGTACCCCGGACACCGTCACGGTCCTCCTCGGGCCGTACGGGGTGCGGAGGAACCCGCCGCCGCGGGCCTTCACGGTGTGGGTGGAGGTGCCGCCCTCGAGGATGCCCCACACCCGCATCGACCCGTCCGCGGTCACCTCGGCCTCACCGCGCCGGGCCGTCACCCTGGTGGTGGCGCGGCCGAGGCCGCGGCCGTGACTCAGTCCGCCGTCGCCGCCGGTGTCAGCCCGCAACCGGGCCGTGATCGTCTCGTCGACGACCTCGGCACCGGCCGCGGGCCAGTCATCAGCGAACCGTTGGACGTCCCGCGCCCAGCCACGAATGGTGTCGGCGCCCGCCACTCACGCCGACGCCTTCTCGCGGGTGCGGCCCGTGCGCGACTCGGTGTCGCCCTCGCCGTCGCGGGTGAGCGGCGGCGGGTTCGGCGGCACGATCGACGTCGTGGTCCCGGTCCCGAACATGATCTGCGGCTTCGACGACAGCGGCAGCGACACGTCAGCGGTCAACGTTTCACGGGCTGGGCCGCCGATGGTGCCGGCGACGAGACGGACACGGCCGATCATCTTCGGGGGCAGCGTCCCGGTGTTGTCCGCCAGGCCGAACAGGACGTACGCCTCCAGGGTGTCGTTCTCGAACAGGAACGCGTTGAACCCGGCCGCCACGTTCGGGTCCTGCAAGAAGCTGAGGTCGAGGGTGTACGACGTCTCGGCCGGTTGCGGGATCGACCGGGCCGGACCGCAGAACGTCGCCGGGACATCGGTCGTCGTGGTGTCCTGCGCCGCGGTGAGCGCGCCGGCGGTCGCCTGACACGTCCACGTCGCCGAACCGGCGTCGTAATCGGCGAGCGTCGCCGTGTCGACGGTGGCCCCGGTCGGGGCGAGCCAGGTGTCGGCGTAACCGACCTCGGCCTTGTCGACGACCGAGAAGGCGATGGTGCCCAGCTCGATCTGGAAGATGGTTGCGTCGGCCATGTCAGGCTCCGATCGGGACGGGTGGGATGGTGGCGGTGGTCGGGGCGGGCGGGCACAGGGTGCGGGCCGTGATCGTGTTCGTGGCGGTGATGACGGTGGCCCGCAACGTCGACTCGAGCGGGACGCCGGTGAGCGCGGCGGGACGCCACCCGTCGTGGTAGAAGCGTTCGGCTCCTTCGACGGCGTCGACGACGGCGGAGACGAGACCGCGCAGACCGGCGATCTGGGCGTGGACGGCGCCGTCGTAGACGACCCACACCGCGAACCGGACGACGGTGACCGTGGTGGCCGAGCCGATCGTCGCCGGGTTCCCCTCGTCCTCACCGATCCAGATCTTCGGCGCGACGACCCGCCCCGCGGGCGGGGGGTACGGGTCGACGCGGCCGGGCAGCACAGGCTCGAGCGCCGCGTACAGGACGGCGTGGGCGTCGTCGAGGCGGGATGCCATCAGGCGACCGCCCAACGTTCTTTGCGGTGCCCGATGGTGGCGTCGAACAAGGCCAGCAGGTCCGGGTACGGCGTCGCCGTGTACGTCCCGGCCGACATCGGGTGATCCGCCCGGTACAGCAAGATCACGGCCTCTTCGAGGGCGTGCTGAAAGTCGGGGGCCGGCGGTGGCCCGTCGATGACGACGACCCGATCCACGTAGGCGTCGATCTCGACGCCGGCGACCGCGACGAGGGTGCGGATGAGGGTGGCGTCCACGTCGCCGCCCTGCAACCGGAGCTTGTGCATGACGGCGGCCGAGGTGGCGTCGACGTCGTACCAGACTCCGGTTGCGGGGGGCGGCGACATGTCGGTCACTTGCTCGTGGACCTCGCGGCGCCGGCGGTGGCGGACACGGAGCATTCGCACAGGGCGAAGGGCTCCGGGACGGCGGCCTTGCCGCGGGTCTCGGCGAGGATCACCAGCGTGTTGCGGATGAACAGGTCGGCGTGCGAGTCGGACATGAACACGCTGGACACGTTCCGGTCGAACCAGGTGACACCGGACTTGAAGTCGCCGACGAGGGCGGTGCCGGCGGCCTGGAGCGTCGACGAGATCGGCGTCAGTCCCCAGAAGTTCGTTCCGACCGTCGGACCGTTCAGCGTGCCGCCCATGACGGCGATGTCGAGCGCCGCCCAGTCGGCCGGGTTCAGGATCACCGCGTTCGGCTGGTAGCCGTTGCTCTGGACGGTGCCGATCCCGACGCGGATGGCGTCGAGCAGGTTGCCGCCGACCGGCACGGTCGCCACCGGGAGGGTGGCGGCGGTGATCGCCGCCTGGATCTGGTCGACGATCGCCAGGGTGACACCGCGCCGCAGCTTGCCTTCGATGACGCTGCGGATGTACGTGGCATCTTCGAGCGCCTGGCGGGTGATCTGGATCCAGTGGGCGAGCGTGTCGAGCGGTGCCGACGCCGGTGTGAACGTCAACGCCGCTTCGGGCTTCGCCAGGCCTTCGCCGACGACCTGCGCCTTCGGGTCGCCGGAAACGACGACCCACTCGACGGTTCCGGACGACACGCCGACGATGTCGACGACGGTCAGCAACGGCGGCATGATCACGTCCTGGACGCGTGGTGGCAGCACGTAGTTCGGGATCGACAGGTCGGTCGTCATGATCGCGGCGCGTTGCTGATGCGGCATGAAGTCGGTGATCTCGACGGTGCCGGACTGGCCGCGTCCGCTGTACGACCGGAACTGCTCGGACTCGACGAACGACTGCCCGAACGACGTGTGCTCGACGACCTGCCGGCCGCGACCGGTGGGCTGGCGGGCCTCGATGCCCTGCTCGCGGTGTTCCTCGAGGCGGGTGGTCAGCGACGCGAACGCCCGAGTCGACTCGGCGTCGGAGTTCCAACGCTCCAACTGCGGGTCGATCTCGGCGATGCGGGTCTCGAGACCGGCGAGTTCACGCTTCTCGGCTTCGGTGGTGTCACGGTCGTCGGATGCGGCGGTCTCGCCGATCTGCGACATGCGCTCGGTCAGACGGACACGCTCGTCATGCAGGCGCTTCAGGTACGAAATCACAGTGGAACCTCCCAGAGGGACGCGGATGGGGCGTCGGCGGGGTTCTTGCTGCGGTTCCGCTGTCCTCGGGCGAGCCGCCGGCCTGGCGGGCGTTTCCGGTGTCGCGGGCGAGAGTAGGTTGCGCCGTCGACGACTCTAGTCACCGCACCCAGTGCGAGGGAAGCATCACCGGCGCCAGATTCACGGCGGGCATCGACGCCACGAGTGCCTGAGAGGCCCCTGAGAGCCTCGTAGAGGCCGGCTGACGGGTCGCCAGGACCCTCGCCCCGTCGTAGGCGGCAATCGGGCAGAGCGACACTTCGTGGAGTTGGGCTTCGATGATCTCGCGGGCGCCGTCGGCGCCGCGGGTCTCCCGCTTGGGGAGGAACCCGACCGAGAACGCGTCGAGCATCCCTTCGCGCACCTCGGTGAGGACGGCGTCCCCGGCCGGCGTCGCGGCGATACGGAACTGGGCCCAGCAGCCGCCCTCGTTCGTCGCTTTCCACTGGAGCGCCTTGCCGACGGCGGTGCCGTGCTCGTGCGAACGGAACAGCTTCACGAGGTGCCCGCGTTCCTTGATCGTGCGGGTCAGCGAACCGGGCCGGAACCGTTCCCCGCGGGGGTCGTCGGTCAGGTACGACGTCTCGCCCCACGGCACGACGATCCCCTCCACGATCCGCTCGGACATGTCGGGGACCCGGAGCTCGAGGCCGGGGAACGTGGCGTGGACGACGTCGGTCACGGGATGCCTCCGGTGGCGATGGGCGGTCGGTTCTCGAGGGCGCGGGCTTCGTCGCGGGTGATGATCCCGAGCGGGATCCCGATCGCGTACGTCTCGTACCGGGTCTTCGTGTCCGCCCGCAGGAGGCCGTCGACCTCGACACGGGCCTTCGTCCCGGCCGGCAACTGGGCGGCGAGGACGGCTTCGATGCGGGCGATCCACGGCAGCAAGGTGAGCTCGTACAGCTCCAACATCCGGGTCTCGTTCGTCGAATACGTGAGCGAGTCGCCGGTGGGGCCGCCCAACATGCCCGGCGGCAGTCCGAACATGAGGGCGACCTGGGTCAGGGTGAGCCGGGCGAAATCCATGGCGTCGGTGTCGACCGGTGACCACGTCAACGGATGAAACTCCGTCGTCGCGTTCAGGACGGCGATGGAGCGGCGGCCGCCGTGCTGCGTCATCCACCGCTGCTTCAAGTTGTCGGCCTGTTCCTGGGTGACGTTCGGCTGCGTCGTCTTCAAGTAGCCGGCCGGGACCCCGGCGGCGAACGCCGAGCCGATGTAGCCGCCGAGCGACTTCGCGACGCCGAGCTCGCCGGCGAACCGGGTCAACACCCCGGTCCCGCGGCCGTTCACGATCGGTTGCTCGCCGCGCAGGTGGATGATCTCGCCGGGATCGAGACGGACGTCGGCGACGTGGTAGCGGCCGTCGACGACCTTGACGTCGTCGGGGTGGAGCACCCACAGCGGCGGCTTCGGCGCCCCGGTGATGTCCCGCGACGGCACGTAGATGAACCCGTCACCCCACCACAGGGCGGACAGGATCCATTGTCCCCACACGTCGACGGAGGACCAGCGGGTCTCGTTCACGGACGCGGTGTCGACGACCCGGCCGTCGAGGCGCAATGCCTGGGGGTCGTCGATCCACGCCGGGGTCGGCAACCGTTCGGTCTTGTCCCGGTAGACGTGCCACGGCAGCGCGGCGAGCGTGTTGACGATGATGCCGGTGGCCCGGTGCACGGCCGGGATGCCGGTGCCGGGCGGGGTGTTCGCGCCGGGGATCGGGTTCCCGAACGGGCCGCCCGTCCCGCTGGTGCCGGCCGGACCCATCCACCAGAGCCACGGCTGCTCGACTTCCCAGCCGTCCGGGGTGTTGTCGAGGACGTCACGGCCGTCGGTGGCGGTCAACAGGCTGCCGCGGATGTTCCGCAACGCCAGACCGGCCAACGCGACGCGTTCGCGGACGGTCACGTCAGCGGCTCCATAGCACCCCAGTATGCGTTACCGCAATCATTGTTGGCGAGCATTGATCAGAACACGCCGGCCGGTTCGTACCGGACGGGTTGGGTGTCGACGAGCCAGACCGCCAACGACGCGGCGACGATTGTTGACACGTCGCCGCGGTGCCGGTCGAACACCCACCGGTCCCCACGCTGCCGGCGGGCCAGCGACGTCACCGCGTCCTGGAGGCGCGGGTCGCCGGTGTGGGCGACCCGGCCGGCGGTGACGGCGTCGACGAACCCGGCCGCGGCGTCGGCGACGTCATGCGACGACGCCTTGTGGACCTGCACCCGCTGCGCCAACGCCGGGATGAGGGTGGACGCCGGCCCGTAGTTGTCGACGACCGCCACCTGCGCCCCCGTCGCGGCGACGTAATCGACGACCCAGTCCACCCCCGGCCGCACCTCGAGCACCTTGACCGCCACCAACTCGTCGACGGGGGCAGCGGCGACAACGGCGGCACCGGCCCGGTCGGCGTCCACCTCCACCGCCACCACCGACACGTTGTCGACCTGGCCGTACGGCAGCTCGGACCAGACGTCCGGGGCGATGACCTGCCGGGACTGCGACCACGTGGTCCGACACAGGTACTCGCGGGCGAACGCGTCGGTGCCCATCGTCTCGGCCATCCGCGACAACTGGGCCGTCGTGAGCCCTTCGGGCTGATCCAAGGTCGGGATCGTGCGCGCCCACGTCTGCGGATCCAGCGGGTCGTCATCGTCGGCGCAGGACCACTCGAGGTGGACCCGGCTGCGGTCGTCCTCGGCGACGGCGCGCCGGCCCAGCTCGCGTTGCTGGTTCAACAGTTCGGCGTGCTCGTCGCCGGCGTTCGACACGACGATCAGCTGGGCCCCGAACGACGTGGACGCGCCGTCGCGTTGCGACATCGTCGGCCCCATCACGTCGAGCAGCCACGGCTCATGGGCGAGCGCCTCGTCGATCACGACGAGGTCCAGGGCGAGACCGCGGGCACCGGTCCGGCTGGGGGTGACGACCCGGTACTTGGAGCCGTTGTGCCAGTTGACGCACTCCTCCCCGTTCTTCAGCACGACCTTCGCGACGTGGCCGGCCAGCTCGGAGTCCATGATCATCTCGACGTGCTCCCGCCACCGGCCCAACGCGCCGATCCGGTCCTGCGCGGTGAACGCGACGTGCTGCGGCCCGACCGGATGCCCGACCAGGTCGGCGACCGCGTGCAGGTCCGGCGCCAGGCACCGCATCGCCACATCCGCCGTCACCGCTGTCGTCTTGCCGGTCTGACGGCCCGCGATCGTCAAGCACACCCCGGCGGCCAGCCGACGCCGACACGCCACCGTGTCGGTGAGCTCGTACGACACGTCGGCCCGATGCTCCTGCCACGGATGCAACGTCAGCCCGAGCCCGACCGCGAGCTCGGCGACGACCCGCCCCAACGTCGGCACGTCATGGCGCCTCGACCCGATCCGCGGCTCGAGCAGATCACCCACGTCGCGGCCGCTTCGGCTTCGGTGGCAGGCCCGCACGCCGGCGGGCGTCGCGCACCTGCGTCGCCGCCCGCCAACCACCCCGCCGAACATTGCAATGCAGATGCGCCGGCCGCAATGTGCAACACCCCGACCCCGCAATGTGCCGGTGCTGCCAGATCGCCGGGACATGATCGGCACTATTCGCCCCCGGACCCCCACAAAGCCAACAATGCGGGTTCCCCGCCAACAACTTCGCCCGGTCCTTAATGTACTGACCCCGATATTGCGGTAAAGCCATAACATAATCTCCCGTTAATTTAAACTATGGCAGATTGGGGGGACACACGGGCAGAGA